GCCAACTATACCGTTTTCGGAGATGCCGACGTGGCAGCCGGTTTTGGTAATTTTGCCGGCATGGGCGGCCAGTATGTATGAGTAGGTAACTGCACTCTCAAAAATCACAGTGGCTTGCACATTGAGGCAGGCATTCGGAAACGCCACCGGAAACACTACCGGCAAAAAGCCGTCGTCCGGCACCTGCAGTGAGCCCCATTCAAAAATTATCCCGTCTGCCATTTTTTGGTAGCCTGATACGGCTTTTTGAGCAGCAAACAGGTTACCGACTGCTTGTGCAAAGTCGGTGATGTCAGCGGCGCGGTGGGTGTGGGCTTTTGGAGCTACCTCATCGCGGTTTGCCTTGCGCTGTATATCTGCCGCCAGCGTGGCGGCATCCAGCGTGCCGGCATTGGTTACTTTGCCAAACGCCTTAACCCACATCACCACATCATCTAGGCTGTTTTGTGCCTTAATACACAGCACCATCACCAAGGCTTTTGGTCGCACCTCGTCAGCAGTGGGGACAGAGCGGGAAGCATCAAACACCACCCGCTTCCTTCTGTTGTTGTGGTCGCTGTCGCCTTTCGAGCTGCTAAATGTCGCATTTGCACCATCGTCCAAGTCCATAGTAAACGCCCCCTCGGCTTTGCTGTAGAGCGTGTACCGATAGCTTCCGTATAAGGCTTCGATGCTGCCTGTAATGTTGCGGATGGCATCGCCCTGTTGCGTGCCCACCGTGAGGCTGTCTGAAGCATTACGCACAAAGCGGTCTTCTGCTTTCGGTACGGCATCGATTGAGCCGTACTGCGCTACCAGCAGGCGGTAGAGTTCGGGATAAGCGGACTGCGTGACCTTGGTAGCAATGTCGTCGTACTTAATCCAACCCTCCGGGATGTCCGCAATCGGGAAGTAGGCAGTCATGCCGACGTCGGAGCGGTCGAGCTTGGGCAGCTTGTTGCCACCCAATACTCGGTATAGGTCGGGATAGGTCGCTTGGGCAAAGCTGCTACCATCGGCTTTCAGGTAGCCTTCCTGATTGGTAACGGCGCGGGGGAAGCCCACCACTGCGCCTACGGGCAGGCCTTTGCCGCCGGCCTGCTCGTCGATGATTTTGCGTAATGCGGTCAGCATTTGGTTGTACTTGCTCGGGTCTACCGTCAGCCCCGCCGCCTCGATTACCGCGCAAATCTCTTCCTGCGTGTGGTCGAACCACGCAGCCCCGGGAATGGTTGGCAACAGTCCGCCTGCAGGGTTGCCGCTTTGGAAGCCGTGTTTGCCCGCGCCGAATTTGTCGCGCTGGGCGCGCTTTTCTAGGTCTGCCCGTTTCATGGTCTCATCCTATGTATTTGAAAATCAGTTGGGTATGCACCTGTTTCTCTCGGTTCAGCACGCACTCGATATGGGTGTTGCCCCAAGTGGCCAGCGGCTCTTCACAATGGCTCTGGCAGGTGGCTTCGATATATTGCTTGTCGGCCTTGAGCGATACCGACCAAGTAAACAGCCAGTCGGTGTGGTCGAAGACCGCAAATTCACAATCACTCTCGCAGGTGTGCAGAGTGAACCGTTCTATTTGAGCTTCACTCTGTCCCAATCTCTCCAGAATCGCTAAATAGCGGGTACGTCTTGCGCCGCCGGTATCCACCAACTTGTTGTAAACCGCCTGCCGCCGTTCGGCGACGGATTGGATGCCTACTGTGCAGCGGTCCGGTAGGTTTAGGCTGTGTTCGTATTCCACCAACAGCAGCGTAGCCAACCTAGGATCAACCTCCTGCCAGAGCGTGGTATCTAAGTCGTCCACCGCTTCCAGTTCGCGGGCGGTTTTTTGTAGCAGCTCAGCCGGTTCATCTGCCTGTGGGTCGAGCGCGATGCCGGGCGGCAGCAATTTGCCTAATGCGTTCAGGTAGCCCATTCGATTTGCCCCAAACTAACCAGCTCTCCTACTGCCGGCGTGATATCGCCGGCGGGCAGTAGCAGCTGGTGGTCGTATTCGCCGGCTGCGTTGGATATGGCCTGCGTGAGGTGGCTGCGCGGGATGGTGTGGCCACGTGCCGGCAGTTCCAAATCGCCGGCCGCGTCATAAGCCACAGGGGAGGCGTTGGCATCCAACACTCGGCTCAATTCCGCTTTCACCGCCGCCCGCACTTCCGGCGTATCCGGTGTAATCTTGATTTTGAAATTCACTGGTTTAGGCAGTGGCGATACCACATGGATTTCACCGTTCGGCAGCGCACTGTGCTCCAAATGCTTCTGCACTTCAGCCAGTTCGGCGGCATCTGGGAAGATGTTGCTGTCGTGGTCGCGCACCACATACACGGTTACCGTGCCCAGCCCGCTCAATTTTGGCGCCGGCCACACACGGGTGATGCCGGGAACTTCCTTCGCCCAGCGTATCCAATCGGCTAATTTGCCCACCTGTCCGCCGAGGTTGCGGCTTTCCACCACCCTGCGGCGGAGCTCGGGCAGGCTCTCGATGTCCGAGCCGCCGCTTAAATAAGCAACAGTGGCAGTGTTCTCAATGCCGGCTATCGGGTTGGCGAAACGCAACATGGCGCCGTTGTCGGTATTGCCGGCTGCACCGGGCTGGGTGGCGCACACCCGCAGCGTGGTACTGCCGCCGCTATCGGTAATCACCCCTTCCACCACGGCAAACTGCACCGAATCGCTGCGGTTGAACAGGGTGCCTTGCGGGATTTCGATCCCGCCCGCGCCGCGCACCACCACCCTGCCCACCGCAGGTACGGCCGCCCGGCGTTTGCTGCCTTGCAGCCATAACCCAACGTGCAGGTTTTCCAGCACATCGTCATCGCAGGTTTGCGGGAACATCTGGCGGGTGCGCCAGTCGATATGCTCGTGGATGCCGTGCACCGCTGCGGCCAGCGCCCGCGCAAACGGGGTGAACAGGTTGCGGCGCAGCGCCGGTGAAGCGTTGGCGCGCGGCAGCTCGGTTTCCAGCCGTCGATTTAATTCAGGCAGGCTTTCTTTATCGTAGGGCATGGAGCACTTCCAAATTCAGCGTGGTATCGTCGATTTTTACCTGTAGTCCAAGTACGGTAGGTCGTGGGGTATACGCGGTAATGGATACGCGGCGGGCGACGCCGTCCTGCGTCAGCCAGGCCAAGGCAGTTCTGGCGTAGTCCTCCGCCAACCGTAGGGTTTCGTGGACTTCCTTACTGCGCTGCAGCTCCCACAGGCGGCTGCCCCAGCGGTCGTTTTCGGCGAGGCCGTCACCCCACCATCCGCGCCCCTGGCTGCCGTCGGCTTCAATGCCGCGGGCATCGCAAAACAGGCTCAGCACCACCGCACAAACCAATTCGTCTTCCAACTGATTAAACGGGATGCCCAGGTTCAAATCCAGTACCAGTTTTGTCATTTAACCGGCCCTCCGGTGTTGTCTCCGCCGCTCTGCACGCCGCTGTGGGCATGGTCTTCCAGTTTCACGCCGTCGGCTGTTACTGAATCTGCAGTTACGGTATCCACGTTGAAACCGCCTTCCATGTGGCTGCCTGCGGTAGCGCTCATATTCAGTGCGCCGCCTGCCCTTTGTTCAACGTTACCGGCGGCTTGCGTGGAAACATTGCCGCTGGCTTCGATGGAAAAATCCTTGCACTTCAGCGTTACGTTGCCTTGTTCGTCCATCTTGAACAGCTGCCCGAATTGGGCATACATCGCGCTCTCACCCGGCTTCAAATCTGGCGAATACTGCGGATGCTCGCAGGCCACCACAATCAGGTGGTCTCGGCTGCCGCCCACCGCCACCGCCACCAGTGTCGAGCCGGCCGGGGGATGGCCGCTGTGGCCGTAGTTCTGCACCCGTTCCACCTCCTCGCGGGTTTCGCCTTCCAGTAGGCTGATCTGCATCATCTGCAGTCCATTGGTGCGTAGTAGGTTAAGTACGCCGCGTGCCACCAGCAGCCGGATTTTTTGCAGAGGGTTCATTACGTTTCCTTCCGCCGCGGCGTTTGCCCCTGCCGCGGCCTTGTTTCTGTCTTGGTTGTTCGGCCAATTGATCGTAGGCTTTCGGATTGGCCAACTGCAGCGTCGCCACCGTACCTTCTTGGTCGTTTAAGCTGTATTCGATCTCGGAAATAATCATTTCCTCGTCGTCTTTGTGGATATGTGCCGCTTTCACCTGCACGCGCAGGCCGGGAAGCCACAATTCGCCCTTGTCGCCACCCTGCCGCCAGCTCTGCACCTTAATTTCCGCGCGGTCTGCCTTACCTTCGCGCATGGTGGCTTCATGCTTGGCGCGAGCCGCCGGGCTTTGACTTTGGTCTTCGGCCAAAATCAGCAGCGGGCGGTAGCGCTTCACGCCGGCATCAGCCGCGTCGCCTTTGCCGTCGTGCTTGCCGCGCCCCTGCGATTTCACGATGTATTGGCTGTACTGCTCGCTCTCATCCTTCGTCCCTTCGGCGCTGAGGATGTTTTCTCCTTCTACCAGTGCCGTGCCGGCGGCAGTTTGGTCGGGCAGGTCGATAACTAGCCGCCCCGTGCCGTCCGTCCACATCATCAGCGCTTTCATCCGCAGCAGGCGTTGCAGCGCATCCTGCACTGTCTCGCTGTCTTCAAGCGCGAAGCTGGCGATGGTTTCTCCCGCCGCCTTCTCGCCGCGCGCGCCGATAAATACTTCGATGCCGAACGGCCGGCACAGGTCGGCGGCAATTTGTTTCAGGCTGGCGCTTTTCCACTGGCCGCTTTTATGGATGGCCGAGCAGTCGGTCAGGTCGGCGGTTTTATCCCGTCCCTCCACCGAAAACCATGTGTCGGTGGCGCTGTAGCCCTGCCGTGTGCGGTTCACATAACCGGTCACAACCGGCACACCGTCAATTTTCACCACGCAGCTGTCGCCCGTTTGAATCGGCCGTGCCTCCAACTGCCCGGGCCATCGCTCGGTAACCGTTAAACTAAAACTGCCGCTCATCTGCTCGATGCCGCGCTGGATGGATATCTCCGTCCAGCCGCCGAAAATCTGGTTGTTGACCCATAACTCACATTTATTCGCCATCGCGCAGCACCTCGACCCGCCCCGCCGGCACAAACAGCGGGTGGCGCACATGGTTGCGCGCCACGACGTCTTCATACGCCTCAATGCTGCCGTTGACACGGTAGGCCACCAGCAGTGCAGGCAGGTTATCCAGTGTTTCCACCACCGCCAGCTCGCGGATGGTTGGCAGCCTTGCCTGTGCGGTGCGTACCACTTGTGCCTGCACCGCATCCAGCGCACGGAACAGCCGCCCGCTGGCCTGCTGCATTTCGTTATGCAGTGCAAAGAGGGCTAGGTCGCGGTCAGACAGCAATTCACTTTGGCTGGCGTAATCATGACTACCAATGCCGCGCGCCTGTTCCAACACCAACGTGCGACGTACCGCATCGGCCAAGCTAGGCGGCATCAGCGGCAAGTCCGTTTGGTTGCGCTGGGAATAGGGCAGTGTCCACTGCGGTCGCGCGCTAATTTGTGGCTCGCGCCCGCGCAGCGTATCCAGCATTGCCCGGTCTCTATCCGGGCGGCTGGTTACCTGGAAAGCCGGCATCTCGGCCAAATTGCCCGCACTCTGGCTTTTGTCTGCCTGCCATGAGCTGCCTGTATCCCGCTGGAACGGGTCGGCAATCTTGCGGATCAGTCCGGCTACGCGGTAATACAGCTCTATCGGCTTAGCCAACAAACCACGGCCGCCGGAAGTCAGCCTCTCTACCCCTGCCAAACCGCGCTCGAGCGGTGTCAGGTAATATTCAAACCCTTTCATCAGCTCGTCTGCCCGCTGAGCCGCCACGTCCAGCCAACCGTCGATATCGCGCAGCCATTCCGCTTCAAACTTCATCCCTACCTGTGATAGCGCATCATCTACCAAGCCGGAGAGCAGGCCGCCGGCGTCTTCCTGCACGTCCGGCTCGTTGTTTTCGCCCGCCTCCACAAACGACAGCCGGAAATCAAACCGCCCACCCTCAGCACGCGGATAAGTTACCGACTGCTGGCCATCGTGCTGCACAAACACGCTGCCATACCACGGATGAATCAGCGTGCCGGGTCCTTCGCTTTCCAGCGCTTCCACCAGCGCGTCATATTCGGGCTGCGTCAGCACAAAGGCATGCACGGAGAAGCGGCGCACCTCGCGTCCCAAGTCTTCGGCGAACGGCAAATCCCGATACGGATACTGGTGCAGCACATTGCGCCGACCGAATTGGCCTTCCGTTTCGTCTACCTTAAACGGCACGCCCTTAAACGATGCTTCGCGTAACGCCATTACTGCGCTCCTGTATTGGTTCGGCCCACATTCAACTTGGTCTGCGGCGTACCGACTGCCGTGGTGGATACGTTCAGGGTGGTCGGCGCGCTCACCATCACCTTAATTTCCCCGCCGATTTTCGCCGCCGAGATGCTCTGTGCGGCGGCATCACCGGATGCTTTCACCGCCTCCGCCGCCTGCTGCGAGGTGCCGTCCAGCACCGCCTGGCTGCGCTGCCGCTCGGCCTCCATCTGCCGGTTGATTTCCAGAGCCTCGATTGCCTCTTTATTGCCGTGCCATGCTTGAAAACGCGCCACCAATTCGCCGATCACGTTCTCATCATCGTGGTCACGCGCATACTGTGCTTCTTCATTTCCAAACCAAGAAAGCACAGTAGCAATAACCTGTCCGCCGGCATGGTCGAATTTCTGCCCAGCTTCCGTCTGTAGATAAGCTTCCCGCATTGCTGTGCCCAGCGACCAACCTGCGCTGAATGCGGTTACCGCCGCGGCGGCGATGTTGGCCGCCTGGGCGAATTTACCCAGCGCACCGGCGGCCCCGGCCGCTTCGCCTCCCAAACCACCCAAGCCACCCAACCCGGGCAGCGCGCCGCCACCAAAACCGCCACCAGGCATATTCACCACAAATACCGGCTGCACCCCGGCTGCATGCTCCATCGCTTTAGCGGTAGCCAAATTACCGCCGATCCCAAGCAGGCCGCCACCACCACGCAGGCCGCGCGTCAACCTGATAGCCATTCCGCCCAGCAATGCGGCCGATAAGGCACCACCGCCGATTTTCAGCATCGATTCCCCACTTAAACCCAAGCCGCCCTGTTCTTTCGAATCCATCATGAAGCCGACCACGTTGGTGAATGCGTTATCCAACGGCCGCATCACGCCATCTTCGATTGCTTCATGGAACGCGCCTTTCAGGCGGTTGGCTTGGGTCACGGCATTGTCCATTGCCGTGCCGAGATCGCGGTCTACCGTGCCGGTGGCATTACGCAACTGGCGGCTGAACTCGTCGATTTTGTCTAACGTGCCGTCATCCATCGCCTTGCGCAGACCGCGCTGGGTATCTAAGTCCATCTTGCCGAAAGCGGACGTGATGAACTGGTTGCGCTGGGCGTCGGTGGTCAGCTTGTCATAGGCCGCCTTCATATCGCGGATTACCATCAGCGGGTCGCGGCGGGCACCCTTGGCGTCGAAGAAGCTCACGCCGGTCGCCCGTTGTGCCTGCTGAATATATTTACCGTTGGTAAAAATTCGCAGGGTACTATCCACCAAGGTCGCCAGGCGTTCGGCCTGCGGTTCGGATTGCGACAATGCCTCAGTCAATGCCAAGGTCTGATCCAGCGTAAAGTTGGCATCCTTGGCGCGCCCGCCCACACGGGCGAAGATATCCGGCAGGTTTTCCAACTCGGCATTACCCAATCGCCCGGCCACCACCATCCTATCCAACAGCCCTTCCACCGCCGCTTTGTCGGTGATGTCGATGCCGAACTGCTCACGCGCCACACCCAGTGCCTTACCCAGTTGGTCGGCATTGGTTTTGGCTACCTGTAATGTTTTGGATACCGGCTCGGCCGCACCGCGGATGGCGGTGATATCCAATCCTGCAGCCTGCAGGCTTTCCGCCAACTCTTTCTGGTCGGTGAGCAGTGTGCCGTAGCGTTTTTGGTTGTCGTAAGCTTCGCTGCGCCACGATTCCATTTCCGCGCGGCTGGCGCCGAGGTTTACCTGTAGGCGGCGCATATCACGCTCGAATTGAGCGGTATCTACCGCCAGCTTGATACCGCCCACGGTAACACCGATACCGGCCAATATCCCTTTCAGGCTGCCCAGTGTGCCCTTCACCCGCTCGAATTCGCCGCGGATGCCGGCAGAGAAGCGGCGCGTGCCTGCAGCGGCCGTATTCATACCGCGCAGGTAGCCTTGCGCATCCGCGCCGATGACTACTTTCAACTCTTCCCTGCTCATTTATCTTTCCCGGTTAAGATTTCGATATAAAACTGGAAGCGGGCTACCGGCAGGTTCAAAATGTCCTGCTCGCGCCAGCCGGTCTTCATGGCGATGAGGAACACGCAGCGCCAGAAGTTTTTCGGCCGCCCGCTTATTCTTCCCCCTCGTCGCCCTCCTCCAGCTGGGTAAGGGCATCAGAGAGCCGTGCCACATCGACCGGCTTCAACTCTTTCATCATGCCCATCGTCACTTCGCCGTCGAAGCCTTCCAGCTTTTCGATCAGGCGCGAAATCAGCGCCACCTTGAAGGCATACTGCCGATACACCGGCGCATTCACTTCCGCGGCGATATAGTCCGCCACCGTCGGCTCGCGCAGCACCACATCCTTCAGCCGCTGCTCGTTGACTTTGAACCCCAGTTTTAAGGTTACAAGTTGGGTACGCATAAGAATCTCCTGTGTTGTCATAAAGGGAAATACATCAATGGCAGGCTACATTTTCAGGTAGCCTGCCATGACAAAACAGGGGCATTTTGGGCAAAAGAAAACGCCCCGCTGGGCGCTATGCACAGGATAGATAAACGTTAATGAGCCGCTCGGTTTCGGATAGAAAAATATCCTTGGTTATCCACATCAATAGAAATAGAACCGCGGTCGATGACGGCCATTGGCGCTTGCGGAATATATGGGTAGAGCCCGGCCCGCTCCATCAACAAGCCAGATACATCTTCGTTTGAAGCGACTAGCTTACCCACTATCCCATTAAAAATTTCGACACATCGCCCGTCAGGTGCCCACCCAGCAGAATTCCCGTCGGTAGAATATTCCATACAATGCCCGGATAAAACGCGCACATCTTGCTGATTATCCCCAACCGCCTCCAACATATTGCTCTCATCCATTCCTATAACTTGCCAGCGGCGGCGTTTAAACCCATCCCCACTTTTATCAACCGTAGGCTTATTGACTGGCAATCCAACAGTTAGCTCATCCGAGTTAAGTTTATCAGTGGTGAATTCAAACACTGTTTCCGGCGGCCTGATCGCGGATGAAGCGTGAGAAGCCTCAGCTGGCTGCTCAACTGCCGATGTGTCTTGCCCGCCGCAGGCAGACAGGAAAACAGCGAGCATTAAAACAGAATAAGTCTTCAGCATAATTGCTCCACAAATAAAGAAAAGCGAAGTCATTATACCCGCGCACAATAAAGCCGCCCACGCGGGGCGGCTGCTTGCTTCACACACAACACACACAGGAGGGAAATCTATACGCGCTCGGCTTCCTGCCCGCCGATGGTTACGTCCACTTCGTGGCCGGAAAGCTCCACCGCATCCACCACCGAGGCATTTCGGATCAGGTAACGCTGGCCGCTGTCGGTTTCGAAGGTAGCGGTAAAATTGCGCCAACGCTGCACGGCGGTGATGTCCAAATCACCGGTGTGTACGATTTTGGCTTTAATCTCGGCAGCCTGCAATTCTTTTGTAGCCGCGCCCACTACCCCGGTGACCGCGGTCACCATCTCGGCCACCGGGCCGCCCGGTTTCAGGGTGGCGCCTTCTTTCGATTGTAGGCGCTGACCGTTCACGCGCACATAGCATAATCCGGTTACATTACTCATAACTTATTCCTTATAAACGATATTGCACAACCGCAGCGAAGGTGCGGAACTGGTTCACCAAATTCGGCGGCAGCACTGCGTTCACACGGTCTGGGTCGGTTTTGCTGCGCAATACCAGTCGGTTTTTCTTGCTGGTATCCACATCTTCCACGATACCCATTTCTTCCAAATCACGCTCCAGCGCAGTGATTTCGTCGCTGATCATCTGCGGGGTTACAAATTTCTGCCCCGGCCCGATATTGGTGCCGTCGTTCACCAACTTGTGGCGCGGGAAGCGCAGGGCGATGCGGGCGCGCACCTGATAACGGTAGTAATCCACCGTCCACTTCGCTTCCAGACTGCTCAGGCTGGTATCGTCCAAGCCCAGCGCATTCTGCTGGTAGTAGGTAACCACCCGCTCTAAATACACTTCGCCGGCCGCGTTTACCGTGGTGGTGGAAATACCGTCTCGCACCAGCAAGGTGCGCTCGCCGTAATTGAAACGGTCTTGCAGGCGCGGTGCACGCACCCCGGGTACCTTCACCGCCTTCAGCGGCAAGGCCGGGTCTTGGTTGCCGTAGTATTGGCAGGTCAGTCCGAAGCAGGTGGCGCGTACCGGCGCCCAAGTCGGGCAGCCTTTCAAGCCCCAGCCGCTGCCGTGCGCACTGTTGCGCTTGTTGCCGAAGGTAGTCAGCTCGGCATGGGTGCCGTTTAACGCGTTGAACACATGGCCTGTTTTCATGTTCATACCGCCCCAGCGCCCGTTCATGTCGGCTTCAATTTTGGCAAGGTTGTTCTGGTCGGTATAAGGACTGATGATGGTGTAGAACCATTGTTCGTCCACCGCCGCCAGCGCGGCGGCCACATCCGGCGCGCCGCTGCCGCCGGCCAACGCCCCCACGCCGTTGCTGCCACCGGAAATAGTGACGGTGATGCCGCGCGGCAGGCGGTCGTCGTCGAAATACTGCCATGCCACTTCCATGCCGTTGCCGGTTTCGCCTTTATTGCGCGCCGTCAGCGTAACCACTTTGTCTTCCACCGCGCTGCTGACGGGCAGGTCGGTACGGGCGGCCAGCACTGTATTGATTTTCTTTGCGATGGCGGCGGCATCCTCGCCACTGGCCACCACCACCTGCACCTGCTCGCCGGCGATATACAGGTTCAATACCCGGCTTTCAATCGCCTGGCCGGCCACGGTAATGGTGGCGCTGGCGGCCACGCCGGTATCTTCGAGCGCAATGGCGGACACATCTAAAAAGCCAACTTCATCAAACACAGCCTGCATACCCAGCGCCATGCGGTGCAGCATTGAACCGCGTCCGAACTGTACCTCCGCGTCCTGTGCGCTGGTGATGCGGCGTGGCGTGAGCAGCGGGGTGGTGCCGCTATCTAGTTTTTGCCCCATCAATAGCACCTTGCGCTCTACGGCCACGGGCCCTTCCAATGCGCGGGAGGGATCGATCTCCAAGAAGATCCCGCCAAGCGGGGTATCGGATGGAATCGTATCAAATACAATATTATCAGCCATTTTTATTTGCCTTTCGCTTTCGCTTCAGTTACCTCAATCAAATCCCCGTCGGCCAGACGGCGGCGGTAATAGGCCGTTAGAGGCAACAATTGGCCTTCCGCGTCCACATAGCCCATACCGTCTTCCAGCCGAACCAACAGCCCGTCTTTCGGTTTTAAATATTTCTGTTCCATCACTTCAGCTCCACATTTGTTTTTACATCTGGCTGGCTGGTTGATTCGTCACCATCCACCCACTTATGATGCTCGACCGCGCTCTCGTGCGGCTCAATATCAATTTTCACATCCACACCGGAGAGCGTGCTGATAGCCTGCTCAACCTGCGGCGGATACATCGCTTCCGGCACAGCGCCGCCGCCGAAATCCCAATCCAGGCAAGCTTCGTTCAACGGCCCGTAATCCGCCCGCAACAGAAACCAACCGAACGGCGGCTTGCTCTGCGCCGAAAACTGCACCTCGCGCGCCTCGATATGCGGCAGCCCGCCGGTGTTGCGTAGATAAGCGCGTAGCCGGGCATACAAGGCGATTTCTGCTTTCTCGATTACCGCACCCAGTGCCGCCTGCTCTTCCACATCGCCCGGACGTCCCGGCACTTCCAGCTGGCCGGTAATCAACAGCCGCAGCTTGCTGCGCCAGTCGCCATCGTTCTCAATCCGCTCCAACAGCACCGTGATCACCCCGTTTTGCAGCTCGTCGCGGCGCAATGATTCGTGGTCAATCAGCGAGCCGCGCACGATTACGCCCGGCAGCGCTTCGGCAATCCCGCTTTTCAAACGGTCGATTTCGGCCTGAAAAATATTCATCCCAATACCTCCCGCACACCGCGCCGTACTTCATCACGGATAATTTGCACCATCCGCGGCGCCGCATCCTCAAAAGCCGGCTGCCAAAACGGATGGGCCTTGGTGCCGTGGCGTTGGATATGCTTTTGCAGTCTGAAAACCGCCCGTTCCGGCTCTGCCGCCCGACGGGTTCTCAGCCAAGCCAGCAGCGGCGCAGGTGCTGGGCGGTAACCGGCGCGGGTGCCTTTCTCCAGATGAATAGCGTAATCGGTACCGGGCAGCACTTCCCGCTCCAGCGTGCCGGTCTTCTCAACCGTGATTGCCTGAATCAGCGTGGAAAGTGCGAGGCTGTCGTTTTGCCGAAGCTTCTGCCTGGCCGTCTGCACCATCTGCAGTCCGGCTGCATCCAACCCGCGTTGCAGGTGGCGCTCCATCACTGCCGGCGCTTGCTGCAGTGCGGCCAGCACATGGGCGTCGTTAATGCGGTAATGCATCCTCATTACAGCACCCGCCGTTCGAATTCCGCCAACAGTTCCTGATACAGGTAGGCCGGCGTGCCATTCTTCGGCACACTGCCGATACCTTCGCGCAGCTGGTAGGAAGTAGTGGCATTACGCATGGCCAGATCACGCATGGCTTCGGCTTGCGCGCGCAGATGCAGCAAATCCAGCAGTTCCGAATCCAGTGTGCAGGCGGTATCGGTTAATACATGGTCGGCACAATATTCCAGTTCGCAGCGGTTGCCTAATATCTGAATTTGCCGGGCACTCGGTGCCGGTTGTGCCTGCAGCAACCGTCCTTGGGCGCCGGGTAATACCCGCCATTCCGGCAGCCTACCCGGGTAGTTGTCCGCCCAGATTGCAGTGTGGGCTTTGTAACTACGCCCCCACCAGCAGGCAAACACCGAGTTCAGGTCTTCAGGACAGGGATACAACGCCTGCCACGCCGCCAACTCCAACACCTCCACCTTGTGCAACGGCCGCACCGCATTCAATGCAGCCAGCGCGGTACGCAGCAGGCGGGGATAATCCTCGTCCTTAAACATACGCTTGCTGTCCAGCATGGAGCTGGTCAGCCGTTCCGCGGCGGCGGTGAGTGTAGTCATTCGGCAACCTGTTCTTGTTCGGTATCTTGTTCGGGATGCTCACTATCTTTTTCAGCATCCTGCTTAGGCGTCTCTTCAACGCCCGGCGGCTGGTTGGGCTGCTGCAAACCACCGTCCTGCTGCTGGCTCGATTCATCCAGCAGGCGTGCCGCAATCGCGCCCAACACGCCTTTGCGCTGGCCACCGGTTTGTTCCAAATCGCCGAGACGGGTCAGATCCTCGATGCTTAAGCCGGGTATAGCATCCACCACCTGCGCCACATTGCCTTTCAACAGTTCCACCAAAGGGTCGGCAGGCTGCGAGGGTGGGGCGGGGTCGGCTTCCGGTTGGGGCAGTAAGGCTGCGTCCACCAGGCGGGTATGCCCCGGCGGGATCATTACCGCACCCACAAAAACAGCGTGCGGCTGGTCGTTGTAATAGGGAAGTTGTTTCATGCTTCATCCTTATACCCGCCCCGGTATGGGGCGGGCCTTGGGTTTTAAATCGCGTCGCGGCTGGTTTTGCTGTATACCACCACCGAAATGCTGCGGTGGCGTACCGGCTTCGGCGTGTGGATGGCGTTGTACTCTTCGCCATAGGCCACTTTCTTGCCCAGCGGCTGGCCTTGCGCATTGGTGATCTCGAACAGATCGCCGGTGCTGAACGGCTTGGCTACCGTGTAGCTGGTATTACCGCGCACGCCCATGATGATGCGGCCGTCGCCCATATCAGTATGCGGCGCATTGGTCGAGTAGGCGGGGATGTCCTTAATTTTCATCAGGTCGCCGCCGCCGGTGGTATCAGAGCCGTTGCGTTTCAGACTCACTACAAACTGCTCGGCATTGCTGATGGTGTCGTTCAACACCGGGCTCATCAGCAGGTAGTCCACGCGCTCGTAACGCTGGCCGCTCATGCTTGCCTTGGCCGCACCCACTTCGCGCAGCAGGCCGTTCAGGTGTTTCTCCAGTGTGTTACCACTGGCCACATCCAAGTTGAACAGCACGATGTTGGTGGCTTGGCTGTAGGAGATTTTCACGCCGGTAGCGCCTGCCTTAGGTGCACCCAGTTGGTTCACCAGCTGGAAAATACCCTGGTTCAAATCCACGATTCGGAAGTAGTCGCCGGCCGGCTGGGCATTGGTGCCGTCGTAGGCTTTAACCACGGTGGCGCCAATCTTGATGGTGATCGGGTTTTCCGCCGCGCCCACGGCTGCGCCCTGCAGAGTCAGGTTCTGATGCGGGCGCACCACCGGGAATTTCGCGGTTTTGAAAATGCCGCTGGTGGCGTTCGGGGTAACCGATTCGTCGGTAATCGCAACCGCGGCGTAGCTGTCGCTGGCGCGCTGGATTTCGTTGATCAGGCGGCGCGCCACCAGCTCGCGCAGGATGCGGGCATTGGTTTCGATGTTGCGTCCCAATGCGTCCCAGTTAATAACGGATGCGCGGGTGAAATGCACCACCTCGTTGGTTACCGACAGCGCCAGTTTCATCTGGTTGATGTAGGCCAAATCCATTTTCTGGCTCACACCGGCAAACGGAATCGGCTGGCCTTCAAACACCATGCCGTCGTTGTACACCGGCGCTAAATCGCGCTCTTCATAAGGAATCTGAGTGGTCTGATTGGCGCTGAAGTCGGTCAGCGTCTGCACCAGCTGCAGCACGTTCAGGTCATGCAGCGCCTGGCGGATCACTTCGCGCTGCACACCGTAGGGCAGTTGGCTGCGGTTCATATCCATTTCGCCGCCAGACAGCAGCTTGCGCTCGGCGTGCAGTTCGCGGGCAAAGATGCGGTCGAACTCGGACAGCACCTTCTTGGCAAACGGGCTGTCTTGGTCGGTAAAATTCAGGCTGCCTGAAAGCGTGGACTGCTTCAGCTTGTCCTGATAAATCTGGCTCAACTGTTTTGCCCCTTCGTCCGGCACAGTAATGTGCGGCGAACCGGCCACACTGTAACCCATCGCCGCCAGCGAAGAAGCGGCGGCCATGCGGTTGCCCATATTGATTTGGTGCTGCGCCAACTGTTTCACCTGTGCTTCGGTGGCATGGTCGGCCAGCAGCGCTTTGGCGCCTTCGGCCAATTCTTTTTTCAGCTCGTCAGACAAGCCTTCGGCCTTGCCGATTTCTTCCGCCAGCAGTTTTTCGTTGGCTTCGCGTGCCTGTGCCTGCTGCGCTTTAGCCTGCTCAGCTTCCGCCAGCTTTTTCGCCACCAGCGCCTCCAGTTCGTCTTCACTCAAGGTTTTCGCCGGAGCGGCGGCCTGTGCCGGAGCAGCAGTCGGAGCGGCGGGAGTGGCAGCCGCGGCCGGGGCGGCTGCTTTCTTTCCCTCGTCTTCGGCGGCAGCCAGGGTTTTCGCCATGCCTTCCAGTTCGGCAATCACTGCAGCGGCCTTTTCTTCGCCGGTGTTTTCGTCCACCGCCGCTTCAGCCAGTTTTTTCACTTGTGCCTGCACTTTGGCGGAATAGCCGGATTCGGCCAGTTTTTTCAAAAATTCTTTCAATTTATCCATGTTCGCTCTCGCTTTTTTCATCAAATCGTCGGCCAGCTCGGCCAGAATCAGGGTATCGCCGCCGGATTCGCACGACAGCGTGATCGGATCTAGGCGCTTAATGACGGGCCGTACCGTCAATCCAGCACCCAGTAAAGTCGGGCCGTGAAACGCACCGCCCTCGTTGTCTTGCCAGTTATCCGCAAATTCGGCGGAAAGATAGGTGAAACCGCGCTCCCGCACTGCCTTCAGACCGTAATCAGTCCATTCGGCCAATGCCCGCAGGCGGGTACCCTCCACCCTCAACTTTAGGATTTTGGCGGCAGCACCGTCGCCCGGTTTATGATTCACATCGATGTAAATCTCCTGCCCCACCACCTGCTCATCGAAGTTCTTCACCATGCTCAACAGCATCGGTGAAGTAATTTCAAACGGTCCGTAGCGCGGGTCGGTGAACGAGCCGGTGCGGGTAATCGTCACCCATGAGGTCTGCTTGCCAGACAGCGGCGGTGTGGCTGCTGCCGACAACACACGACGGCATCTCGGTTTCTCTTCGGATAAGCGGTAAATTCGCGGTTTCATTGAAACTCCCTCTGACAATAATGGCAGATTAGGCGGTTTGCGCATGACAAAACAGGGGTATTTTTGGCAAAAGAAAAGCGCCCAAAAGGGCGCCAAAAGAAGATGCCGGAATAACCGGAATTAGGAGATTTTAAACTGTACCTACCAGGGCTAAGGCTTCCTGCTCACTCAGGTTGTGTACGTCAAGATTGGCTTGTATATAGCACTCGTCCCACCAGTAACCGGATTCGCTGTAGTCCCACTGCCGGGTATGCCGATTGAAGAAGGCGCATTCGTAAACATTGCCGTCTTCATCTTCATCACCACGAATAATGATGTCTGGGTTGCCGTCTACTTTCCAATATTGATGTTTCATCGTATCCCTGCTTTCGTTTGAATCGTACTGATGCCGGGCGGGGTCGGGATTTGCCTGCTTAATTCTACCATCTGACGCTGCAATTCGGCACGTCTTTCCGTACTGGTGGAGATTTCCCGCGCCTCTTCGTAGAGTTTGTGCAACTCGTTATTTTTCAAATTGAAGCTCTGCTCGGTATGGAATTGCAGCTCGAATACCTGTCCATTTTTGATGATGGTCGTATTGATGCCTTTATACACTGCATTTTTACGCCAAGTATTCGACACCTTGTTGGTTTGGTAACCGCTGGCTGCCAGTTGCTCCTGCAACTGCCAATACTGGCTGACAAAACTCTCACTGTCCAACAACACCGTATATCTCAACACATCTGTGATATTAGCAGCAGCACGGGCCGGTGTTACATCACGCCTCCATGTTTTGCTTTCAATCTTGCGAATTAGGGATTCGCGGCCTTTGAAACGGTAATCCAACCCAGCCATACGTGCTTGCACGGCGGCAGCCATCCGTTGTAAGTCGCCCGTTATCACCGGCTCAATGGCGGCGGCCCGTTCCAACAACCCATCTGCTTCCGCAGCGATCTCGGTTTGTACTTTTTCCACCGTAGGGTTCAGGCTGCCGATTTCGTCCCGATACACCGCTTCGGTGTAACTGAAGGTATTCGGATGTGCCGGCCACGGGCACTTGTCAACCGGATACACGCCCTGACCCAGCCCGTATAAATCTGCTGCCGCATGCTCGTCGCAAATATCCACCCGCGGATGGCGCGGTGAAAGCATGAATCGCAGCCCAACCACATTCTCGTCCGCCCGCGCCAGCTGCTTGTAGCGCTCGCCGTGGGCGCGGTTGATTTCGGTGCGCAGCACGCGACGGAATTTCATGGCCGCATTGCCCGGATTGGCCAGCAATCCAGCTTCTAGGCGCCTAGCCACCGCACCCGCTCCGGCCTCATCCAGCGCCTGCTTCAATTCCGGTGTGATATTCAGGGTGCGCTGCAGGGCGTGTTCGGCATCCCAGCCGCGCTGCACTGCCACATCCACAACACTTTTCAGGTCGCGTGCGGCACCGGCATGGATACGCCACAGTCGCGCCGACAAGTTCAGACCGTCCTTCTGCGGCGTATCCAGCAGGTGCCGCACCAGTAGCCGTTCTGCTTCCGGCTCACGCCGGCGGCCGCGCCAGCCCAATGCTGCTGCCGCCGCTGCGGCCAGCATGCCATCGTGCAGCAGTCTATTCTGTACCTGTTCCAGCTGCTTCAGCTCGCTATCCAGCAGGCGGTGGATTTCCGCCAATTCGGCAATGCCAATATGCTCGTAATCGGCCACCTGCTGCCGGATGCGTTTGCCGGCGGCGCGGTAGGCTGCCAGGCTGGACTGCTCCATCGCCGCCACCAGTGTCCAGGTTTCGGCTAAATCAGGACGCGAATGCGGTGCGCGCGGAATATCATCCATGATTACCCACGCTCGTCATACTCTCTCCCTTCGGTGCGTTGCCAGGCGTTACCTTCACGCTCGGCACATGCGCATCCTCTGGATAAGGGTCGTAGTTCTTTTCATCGTTCTCACGCCGCTGTTCCACATCGGCCGGGTTGTAGCCCAGCTCCTCCCAAATCATCGACTGCGGCAACTGCAGTGCTTTCAGTTTCAGTGCCCGGTCGGTGGTCTGGTTCAGTGTTTCGGTGCGCCGTTCTGCAAATGACACCCTGAAATTTTCCGCATCGGCCGGGATGCCCTGCAGCAGCAAGTGCAGCCGGAAGCCCTGCTGGTACACCATCGCCAGCACGTCCTGTATCTGATCCACTTCGTCGTAGTAGTCGCGCTTCAAGTCTTCCAAGATATCGCGCGCCAGCCCGTCGGTATAGCCAGCCAGCCCTTTCGGCAAGGGGCTGCCTGAAAAAAAGCTGTCCAGCAAATACACCACATCGGCGATTTCACCCATTGTGGCGTCGCCTTGTACCGCCTGCACCCCGCCCTTTTTGTTGCTGTAGAAGTCGGTGGTGATCTGGTCTTTGTTCGCCTCGGTATGCTGGCGGTATTCTTCCAAATCCTCCGCGCTCGCCCCTTCCAATACATGCGACAGGCGCATCGGGCTGCGGTGGTGGCGGCGGATTACTAAGTCGGTGTCCGTCAGCCGCAGTTTGCGCCAAATCTCGCGGCTGGCATCCAAAAACGGCCGACCGAGAGAAGAGAGGTCATCAAAGTTATCTGGGTCTTGCCGCGCCAGTGTCAGCTGCCACAGCCCGAACACTGCTATGTCTTGACCACGTTGGAAATCGTATTGCGCATAAGCCGCCGACACATCCTTGAAGCGGCCGTCGTTGCCCACTATTGGACGGATGGTTTCCGCCGGCATGCGCACCGCTGCCACCACCTGCCCTTTATTATCCAGCACCCACTGCATCGGTAGGTTACCTTCCATTACCAGCCCGCGCGCATCCGATTTTAGTTTCTGAGCATTGTTCAGTTGCAGACGGCGTACGAATTCGCGCCATGCCTGCTGTACCCGCGCGCTCGGGTCGGCCTGCAGCAGCACCAATCCGCCACGGGTCACGTCGCGCGCCACCCGGTTATGGATGCGTTTTACCCGCCCGTCTTCGCGATCCATACGCCGGATATCCAGCACCACCGCGCGGTAGTCGTAGTCAATAGTTTCCCAGCTGTATTCCAACCGCTGCTGCCGCTCCGGCGTTGGACGCATCCCGATTTCGCTGGTTATGCCGTGCGCTTCCTCACCGGTCAGCATGGCATCGGATTGGCTACGCCCGAAACGGCGCAGCAGCCTATTGATGATCCCCATTTTCGATTCGCTCCACTTTAACGATTGACCGCCAACCTTCGATCAGTCCCGCCTCATATAACCGGCGAATCATGTCGTCGTCCTCGCCGAAGGCGGCAATCCATTCCGCCCGCTTACGGGCCACTTCGATTTTTTCCTGCTCGGAAAGAGGGCGGGGTGGCGGGCGGTTCAGTTTCATAATTGCCCCAGTAGTTGCTCTTGGCTGATGCGCCGCGTCAGCACCACGCCCGGCTGGTAATTCTCAATACCGGCGGTAACCATTGCATATACCGCCGCGCAGGCCGCATCGAATAAGTCGTCGCCGATTTTCGGGTTTGCCATCTTGTAGGTGTTGTAGGCAGCGTTTTTCGCCGGCGCCGATTTCACATTACCCAGTTGTCTGATAAACAGCGCAAAATCGCTGCTGTCGGCACCGATTTCATCCAATCGGCTCGGCCCCCAACTGGTATTTGCCGCATTTTTTGTCCGTAGTGCGTCACTACCGTCGTCCACATACGGGATGGCGGCCTGCCCGTTGTGAAAGGCGGTGCGCAGTAAGCTGGCCATATTGTGCTTGGTCATACCCTCGAAACGGATTGGGGCGAATGGCCAGTGCATCCAAGTCGAAGCAGTCGATTGCCCATCACCGATACTGCGTCGGTCGATATCGGTCAGACCGCGAGCAAACAGCATATCGTTCAGGTTGGTCAGCATACCCAAGCCATAGGCGTCGCCCATCGCGTAATCCGGGCGGAAATACTCCCAAAAGCCGAACAGGTCACGCTGCACCACCGCATCATCAGTACCCGCCGGCCACGTTTTCACAAATGGGAAGGTGGCGAAATTCCCCACTTGCTCGCACACCACCAAGGCAGACTTGGAAGCGTGTGCACTCTCGCCGTGGCCGGAATGGTCATAACCGAAACTGAGCAAACCTTTTTTGCGGTAGCGGCCGCCGGGCAGAGGGCAGGCTGCCTGCAAACCAGCCGACAAGCCCACCGCCATCGCCCGGCGGATGTATTTTTCCCAAATATGGTTCTGCGCCGAAGCGTTGATGCACAAGAACTGCCGAATCCACTCCGAATCCGGTAACTGTTCCTTCATCTCATCCACAAACGCCTGATTCAAAATCCCCAGTTCGATACCGAGATACACGTCTACTGGCGGCAATACATGGTAGCCGCCGGTATCAATCAACTGGGTCAGCACGTCCGCCCCTTTATACACGCCGGTGATACGGATCTGCGGGTCGAAACTCACCGAGCTGTCCACCCCAAGGCGCCGAGCCGAACCCAGCATCGGTAGGAAGCGGGAAAATAGCCGGTCGGCCGGCATGTCGTCGATTTCTTCCAACGAACCGATACTTAGGCCGTCACCGTCAATTTGGCTCATGATGCCGTAGCAGACGGCCTTGCTGCCGTTGTGGAACTGGTAACGCGTGTCGGCAATCTGTCGCCGCCCGGATTTATAACCGATCCAACCGCTCAAAATCGGGCTGCGGCGGATGGCATCGATGTGATACATCAGGTTGGTTTGGCTCTGCTGTAAGCGGGGCGCCACAATCCCTTCTTCTTGGAAAGGGGTAGTAGCCAAATATTCCAGGCAGTACATTTCTTTCACCGCAGTTTTACCGGTGCGGCGGCAGGAAAAATCCACCGTATTGCGGTGGTCGTCCATCTCCTGCATCTTCAACACCTGCATCGGGTCGAGATCGACGTTGTGCACATGCTTGTGCCACAGGGCATGCGGCCTGATGCTGGTAACCGGATCAGGTCGGGCATAGCGCATGATTTCCTGCTCGGCACTATGCTGTATTTGGATGCGTTGGGCGGCGGTCGTCATGCAGCCTCCGTCTGTGGAGCCAACTGTGCCAAATACGCCGCCCATTCCTCATAGCAGTCGCGGCACACGTCCAAATATTGCAACTGCTCGTACCCGTCCAATTTGGCGCCGCAGTCGGCACAGTATTCCGACGGCAACATCAATCCACCTTTAACCCGAAAAAACATACATAAAATACCGCGGCGAATACCAACCAACCGCAATGCGGTACCCGTTCTTTCGCCGCCAGATAGGCTAAATACACGATTGCCACCTTGCTACCCAGAAACAGGGCGCTGATTGCAAACTCTTTCATGATTTATCCCCGTTCTGCTGCCGGTATTCAATCAATACCGGGTCTTGCTGTTTGCGTTCGTTAGCGCGTTGTGCCAGTACCGATAAATTTTCCAGCGCTTTGGCGCTGCGCTCGGAGTATTCCAAAAGCGACTGCTGGGTGGCGGCATCCTGTTTCAGGTGGCCCAACGCCTGCTCTTCCTGCTCGATGACTTTCGGTGTCATACCCATATCGGCCAACGACAGACCGTTTTTGCTCAAGAAATCCTGCAGGCTGCGAATCAGCGGATGGGAGTGGACTTCGTAAATCACCTTCATCTCGCCGCTGGCCCGGTCGAGGTATTCGCCGATCACTACATTGCCTTCCTGATCCACCTTCCATGCCGGCGCGCGCAAAACCACGCCGTCCGCCACAATCGTCTGCAGTATCTGCTGGACGATAGCGGTAATGGCCGCCTGCATATCGGCATAAATCTCCGTCAAATACCGTGGGTCGCGCTGCTCGAACGCGGCGTGGTGCAGCATAAACAGCTGCGTCTGCTTTACGCAGGCCGGCTGGCTGCGGCAGTATTCGCGATCCACCGTACAGGTGCGGCAGGCCGGGTAGCCGTCCGGCTTGGACGGGAAATAGGTGGCGGTGCGGGCATTCATGCCATGCTTGAGCGCATTGAAGCGGGTCCTTCGCGTTTCCTCCGGCGTCGGGTGGCCTTCCAGATTCTTACGCACCGCCGCCTTGCCTTCCGGCGTCTTCGGGCCGGTGGCATTCGCCCAACCCTTCATTAGGTTGCGGTGCCAGGCCGCCTGGGCGCAGGTCTCCCCGCATTTCGGGCAGGCTGCCTGATAGGCAAACGGGTGCCACTCGCATTCAGGCGCATCCTGCACCGTTTGCGGGGCACACTCAAAAGTGTGCTTGCAGGCGGTGCAGCGGAAAACAACGGTGTCGAGTGATTGGGAAGAATGGTCGCTCATACGGGCATTAAACGACCAAAGACAAGAACAAAACAGGGGTATTTTTGGCACAGGATAGGCAGTAAAATCCATCCTACACAGGAAGGGAAATCATGAAACGAGCAATCATCTATGTGCGGGTCAGCACCACCCGCCAAGCCGACGAGGGTATTTCAATCGATGCCCAGACAGATCAATGCAAAAAGAAAGCCAAAGAGCTCGGTGCCAGCGTGCTGCAGATATTCCGCGATGAGGGCATTACCGGCACTTCGGCTGTGAAGAGGCAGGCTTTTCAACGCGCGATTCATTATTGTGCGGTAAACGATGTGGACTACTTTATCGTCTGGTCCACCTCCCGTTTCGCCCGTAATAAGTTGGATGCCGCCAGTTACAAACTGCTGCTGCGTGAAAGCGGTACCCGCCTGGTATATGCATCGATGAATATCGATAGCGACACCGACGAGGGCTGGTTCACCGATTCGATTATGGAGATTATGGATGAGCAGGTATCGCGCCAAATCAGTCGCGACACCCGCCGCGCCATGTTGAAAAATGCGGAAGAAGGCTGGTTTAACGGCGGACGCGCACCGTTCGGCTATCAAATAACCAGCCAGGGAAAACGCCGTAAACTGGTGCCGAACGATGCTGAAAAAACATTGGTGCAGGAAGCCTTCCGCCGTTTTGCGTCGGGGGAGGGTGCCATTGCCATCGCCCGCAGCTTTACTGGGCGCGGCTATACCCGGCGCGGGGCTGAATGGCAGGCTGCCAGTCTGTCGCATATGCTGAAAAACCGTGTCTACATCGGGCAGACCGTGTATAACAAACGCAGCGGCAACAAACCCAACCCGCCGGAAGAGTGGATTATTCGGCAAACCCACGAGCCGTTGGTTTCGGAAAAAGATTTCGAAGCCGTACAAAAACGCTACCGGCCGGATTATAAGCAAACCGGCAGCCCTTCCAGCCGTTTCCTATTCACCGGTTTGCTGCGGTGCGGTCACTGCGGCAAGGCCATGAGCATTGAAACCGCTACCAGCAAAACCAAACGTCGCTACAATTACTACAACTGCAGCGGCTTCAAGAAAGGTTGCAATTGCATATCGCGCCGCATATCGGCCGAAAAGCTGGATGACTACCTGCTAAATATTGTGGTCGACAAACTGCTTACCCAAGAAGTGGTCAGCGATTTCATTGGTGAGGCTTATCGGAAATACGTCGAAAAACGTACCAATAATGCCGAGCAGCGCAAACTACTGCAGCAAGAACTCACCGAACTACGCCGCCGGCGCAATACCCTATTCGAACTGGTGGAATCAGGGCTGTCCGGTTCAGACAGCCGCTCCCTGCTTGAGCGCGTGGCCGGTTATGATGAACGGGAACAAACCCTGCTCATCGAACTCGATAAGCTGGCGGGCGCGCCAGATGTCGATGCAATCCCGGAGATTGATGTCGACAGCGCATTACGCACGCTGAAAACTATCCTCCTGAATACTGCAAATGAAAAAAAGCTCCGCATTTTATTGCAGAGCTTTATCAGGAAAATTGATATAAATCCCACTGAAGTGGTTATACACTACAACCCGGAACGAATTATCAATGATTCTATAGGGGTTCATAGTACGGAAAGTTGGCACGCCCACGGGGAATCGAACCCCGGTTACCGCCGTGAAAGGGCGATGTCCTAA